ATAATGTGGGCGACCCATCTTCTCCCCATACTCGCCGCAGGCGAAGTATCGGAAGGGGAGGGGTCGAACCTGGTCGCGTATCGCTCTCAGGTATTTTTGCAGGTGGTGCTTGACTAACGTTGGATGCCATGTATCGGTTTCCTCGTTACGGGTTTGAGGCTGATTCTCGTAAGTAAGCGTTACAAACGCACATTCAGCGTGACCAGTCTGCTCCGCGAGCATCCTTCCTACCCACTTTCGACGCCTTGTCCGGAGGCATCCCTGGCACTTCCCGCAGGGACGCAGCCGCCCGTGTAATTCGATGGGAAAACCGCAAAACATTGCTGGCCTGATATTTCCTATCCACCACCTAGCACAGTAGACACTATCAAGTAAGTGTCTACTACGGGGCTGTAGGCGCGTCGCCTTCGCTTAAATCGGGACCTTCGGGTCCCGGGGGCGGGTCCTCGCCAGGCGCCTCTGGCGGCGAATCAGCTGGCTTTTCACCCTCGCCGTCCTCAATGCCTGGATCGTCCTCCATCTGGTATTCGGTAACCTCGAACCCGGATAGCGAGAGTTCATCATGGTCGTCCTCCTCAAAGTCGTCCTCCTCTTCGAAGGTCCCATGACCTTCGTCCCGAGCAATCTCGGAAACCGTCTCGCGCACATAGCGCTGGACAAGCTCCTGCATGGAGGGCGGGCTAGAAACCGAAATCGGTATAGCCGCGGGAGTAGGGTCAAGGACTTCCTTGTCCTTTTCCCTCTCAGAAAACATCTCGCGCCTGGTGGACGCCACCAGGGCGCGAATCTCGGCGAGCTCCTTACGGAGTTCGCCCAACTGGCTAGGCTTATTCACATAATTCTCGAAGACGCATTGCGCGCCACCAACCGACGAGCCACCAGATTATGCTGGACGGCAATCCACAGCGTATGCTGGTCGGTAACATTAAAAATCCGCTTCGAAGGTGAGCACTCGACAAAGCTAGCATTTAGCGTGGGAATCGAACCCAGCTGACGTCCGAGATGCCAGTAATCGAGGATGTCCTTAAACTCACCACTCACCGTCGAACGCTCTTCGCGGTACTCGCGGTATCTGTCCTGGTAACCGAACGTGCCATAGGTCACAGTCGGAGACTCCGAAGCGGTAACAAACGCTTCACCTTCCCAAATGGCCTGCTGGCCAATCTGTTCCAGTTCTTTCTGCCAGTAATCGTCACGGTCCTGACGGAGCCAGTGACGCGGGATGCCGTCCGTATACATCGCCTTCGGACGGACAGACAGTAGCGACACAACATAACCATGCTCCTCAAACGTGCGCCGGTAAGCATTCGACTTCATGGCAGCGACACCGTGGCCATACAAGTCACCAACACCAAAGCGATCAGAAGCAGCCTCGTTAGCCGTCTGTAAAACTTCCGACATCGAGACACGTACCTTTCCGCCTCCCAGATACTCTGGACGCTGTAATCGTGCATCGCTCGGCCTGACTCCCAAGTAACGGAGATACTCGGTATACCTCGAACCATAGCGCGCTCGCGCTTCCGCGAACCGCTGTAAAGCAAACGCACGCCGAAACTCGTTGATGTTCGGCGCGGTAGCAGACGACAAATCGGCCTCCAGGCCAGTCGTCACGAAGTGAACCGGGTCCGTATTTTTAGTAGCACTCCACTGAGTCACCGGACCGGCAGCATTACCCTGCAGGGCGAAATTGCTGCCATCAGAAGCACCGAAACGGACGGTAGTATCCGCCCCGTCGGGCACGACCGGCGCACTGTCGCCGATCGGTAGTTGGATGGCCGTGCCTTTCTGTTCCCAGGGCCGAGCCATCGTTAAATAATCCTTCTCCCAAGCAATCTTGGGCATCGTTAAATCATCTTCCAAACGAGCAGTGACCAAATCCTGGTCCCGGTAATACTCGTTAAATATCGCGTTAAACGCGCGGAAGGGTAGCTCGTTAACCAAAATTCCCGCCTTTAGCGGGAGTCCCATGTAATCGCACAAGTCGAACTCAGTGCCGGTTAACGCTTTTGAGGGAGGAGTCTGCGAGTCGTCCCCATCGGGACCGCCAGTAATAAATTCCTCCCAGCCGCCGCCTTCGCTTTGTGGCCAGCTAAGGCGATGCGGCATAAAGAAATGGTGGACACGCACCGTAATCGGATGCATGACCGGTGCCGCCATCGGGGCGAACCTCATAAACACAGAAGCCGAGTGCTGAAACGTATCCTTCGGCAAGACTTCCACAAGACCAATCGGGTACAAGGTTCCCATGTCTCCGGTTAACAACCGGTAGTGACTGAGTGTATGTTTCGAGCGCTTCATAGGCGGAATCCAATTCTTGGCGAACTACCCAGTCCGCGACTACTGTTAGCAAAGCGATTAGAGCGACGACCACGGCCTTTACGAAAAGTGCCTGAACGCCGTTTGAACCTGTGACCACGTCGTTTCCTTCTCATCGGCTTTTCCCTCTGATGAACCTCTTAACCTTAGCGCTGCGTTTTCGCTTTGACGCCCAACGCTTTATCCAAATTTGAGCCTCACGAGGCATAGCGAGTCGCGCCTGGCGCGTCTTACGCATGACCCACATATAAACCAGCTCGGCCTGTCCGATTTCGTCCATGTTGGCGTCCGGGTTTAACACCCGATACCGCCAGCCGTCATCCGCGATAAGTTCCGCGCGTAACGGCATTGATTGTCGCGCAGTCGCGACAGTAGGCCGCATTTCCAGCGGCACCCCGCGCGGTCCCGCGCTGTAGGGATAGACTTTCGTCGTCGGGTCTCCGACACCGGAGCCCGTAATACCGGGGTCACCATCACCCCAGAACCCCGATTGACGACCCATCGCGGCTATTTGCCGTTCGGTCGTTAACTTGATGAAATCCCTTTCGTTTTGGATTTCAAAACCTTTTTTTCTTATTTCCCATTCTTCGCGCTGAAGCGCGTCTAGTCCGCCCTGGCGGACAGCATCTTTTTCCCGCCGCATTCCAGCGGCTATTTGCGCTCCGGCGCGGGAGACTCCGCGGCCTACGGCCCCGCGCTCACCGCCTCCAGAGCTAACAAAACCAGAAGGCCCAGCAACACCGCCTGCGCCAAGCGCAAATAGCGGATGGAGCCCTGCTTTTTTTGCGTCTGCGACTGCACGTTGATACCTCGTATCTTCTCGAGCGTAATGCTCGAGGCGCAGCTGCCCTTGGAAGTTCCGGGACTGCTGCGCATTTTTCGACATGAGGCCGCCAGCGATAGAAGCGCCGGCGGCGATGACTGCTGGCCAGACCATTATTTACAACTCAACGTTGAATTTCGGCTCCGCCGATAGGAGCCATGTCCTTGATTGCCGCTTTTTCCAACGGCAAATATCGCTTCCCTTCGGGTCGCTCGCAACTCACACATTGACGGACGGGTAACACGGTGTCGGGGCCGCGTTGCGAGAGCTAAAGCTCGCCCAACCCGTGTACTTTTTTCCTTCCTTGTTTCGAGTCGCGTAACCGTCGCCCGTCGACGACGGATGATTGTTTTTTCCGGGACAATGAGGTCCGGAATACTGAGGGACCGCAGGGCTGCGACCCTATTTTTCTCCAGCCAGTAGGCTGTGGTGCGCCCGGTGGTGCGCCTATAACTTGGCGCGCGAGTGGCGCGTCCTGAGCGCCTTGATATGCTCCCTCGCGCTTTTTTCCGTCTCGGCATCTGTCGCGTCCTCGTAATCCCGCCTGAATAGAGAATCGGCCATAGCCGCCGGGATAGCAAGCTGCTCCCCGACGTGTTTCCGCATGGTACGGTCGAGCGGGTATGACTGACGTCCGACTCTAATCGCCCGCTCTAGGGTTAAGTCGCCTCGGACTAATACGTGGGAACCCTTCCTGGTCGTCAAAGCGTCCGCGATATTCTTCGCGAATCCCGCTCCAATCGGTGGCCTGGTTGACATAAGCCTGAACGGAGGGGTGGTTACCTCCGAATCTGGGCAGGCCGACCCTTTGAGGCAATATTTGGCGACATACGACATTGTTCGGGCGTTCGCCTCGTACACGCTGACGAAGCCCTTTTTCCACATCCGCTCGAATAGCGCGGCCGAGCCGACACCCAGGCCAAAGGCAATCAGGTGATAATGTGGGCGACCCATCTTCTCCCCATACTCGCCGCAGGCGAAGTATCGGAAGGGGAGGGGTCGAACCTGGTCGCGTATCGCTCTCAGGTATTTTTGCAGGTGGTGCTTGACTAACGTTGGATGCCATGTATCGGTTTCCTC